ATCCATGCAACATCCTCCACAGATTCGCCCATAGCTTTTAATGTTACTTGCAAATCTTTTGCTGAATCTTTAGCCATCCACATACGAAGTGCGAATTTTTGATACTGCATATCAAGTTCGGCTGTCTCTTTTATAAGTGCTCCAGTTGCTCCTGTTATCGTTGCTAAGACCCCAACAACTTCTGTTCCTGCAACTGCGAATTGTTTTGCCATTCCTGCAGTTACAGATGTTATTGTTTTATTTAAATCATTCATCGATTGAGTAGCTTTATTAAATTCAGCATCATTTACTGAAAAACCTAATGATACTAAATAACTTTTTATTACATCTAACATAATTTACCTCCTTCCTTACAATATAGAGCGAATAACTCCTTGGATATTTGATAAATCAGTTGATGCAGACGTAGTTGTTAAAGTAATATCAGCAAAATAAATAATCCATGTTACAGATTGTCCTTGTGCCGTAAATGTTAAATCAGGTATTTTTATTAAACTTCCACCAGTGCAACTATATAAAGTGGTCATGTTATTATCTTGAATTGACATATTAATCTCAGCCCAAGTTTTATGATCAACCGTTGGAGTCATTAAAAAACCTGCAAGTTGTAACAACCATCTATGCAATTCAGACGTTTGTTGTACTTGCAGGTTAATTATTCCATTGTTTCCATCTACTTTTAAAATGAATATACCTCCATCTGCTGATATATCATGTGTGGTTCGTTCTGTAAGCATTGAAATACCAAGAGAACCTATACCGTTATTATTAGTAGATATTGCGCCAGTGCTTGGATGAGAGATTGATGCTGTAATATTAGCGAAACTATATACTGTCGGGCTTGTACCGATTAATCCGGCAGTTTTTAAAGTGGAGTATAATCCACCTAATACGGAGGTAAAACTCAATTATTACACCCCCTGCTGTTGACTTGCATTAAATCGTTTTTGATTTTCTGCCTTGACTGTTGCCATTTCATGCCAGTCTAATAAATCATCTAAACTATATGTTCTGTCCCAAACTTCATGTTGCGACCAATCTTTAGCCATTACAGGGGCGTAGAGGAATTCGTTGACATTGACACACCGGGCAGGTTGATATCCGCAAGGCTCGCTTTCAATTCCGTCAACGCCCCTCCTTCGAAAAAACCTTGTACATTAAACATAATTGCATTGATTACTAAAGGTAAAACAATACCTAGATTTTTTTCAATATTCATAACACCCCAACCGCCATTGCCGCGAATTACTTGTGCTGGCCCTGCTGGTAAATCTTCATAGCAAACACTAAGACATTTTTTCATCAATGACTTAAATTCATCTTCTGTCATCATCTTTCTATTGTCTTGTGCTCCGCTTGGTAACATCCCAGAAACTTGTTTATCAAGTCCACCCGGTAGCATTTGGCTCATAATTTGATAAGCTATATACAAAGCGGTCATTGCATCGAATTTTTCAATTAAAAACTTCCTATCAGAAAGTGTTAGTTCTTTACATTCTTCACGAATCATTTTATATTCTCCTTATTAAAAAAGGCGACATAAGCCGCCTTTTAAATTATGCTGTTAATGTCTGGACATCTGCCGCCATCAATACCCAAGTAACACGTTGCCCTTGTGCTTGATATGGTTGATCTCCTATCTTTTGAGGTGAAACTCCTGTTAAGATATGAGTACGGTTCATTGTTAAAGATTTAATAGTAATTGTAGTATCTGCCCAACTAGATGTACTAGCTGAAACTAGATAATTAAACCAATCTATTAAGTATTTTTGCAAATCAGATGTTTGTTGTACTTGAATTGTACAAGTACCTGTATTGTTAGCTATTTTACTAACCATAGGTGAACCGTCTGCCGCTACATCATGTACAGTTCGTTCTGCTGCATAAGTTATAGACATTTCACCAATGCCTTGACCAGTGAATGTATATGCTCCGGTAGATGGTTCTGACATTGTACCAACAATATCACTAAACGAATATGTCGATTGTCCCATTTATTTACCTCCTTAATTTAATGCATAAAAAAAGAACGTATTTCAACGTCTTTACTTTGCAATAATTATAAAATTTTCTAGTTATAATTAACGATTTACATCTACCGTAATTAACACATATTCAATAGCACCAGCAAGTTTAATCGCAATATAAATATTTGGTGATTTTCTTGCATCTCTATCAGCTTGTGATTGACTTGCAATTGTGTCAGCTTGAATTAAATAGCCTTTTGGTAAAACATCACCTGTATTTAAATTTTTAACTGCTGCTGCATTCCAAATGCCCGGGGCAATGAATCCAATAGTTACATTGCTTTCACATACAACGTTAAGCGCATGTACTATTTGATTTACTCCTGCGTCTGTTTGTGCAATTTTACGGTTTTGATACAATATATCCATAACAGTAAGTTGAATATCATTTTGTAATTTATCTAGATTGATTAATTCATCAAAACTAGTCCCGTTAGCCATATGTCCCTGTTCAAATAAGTTGTATTGGCTACCACGATTTATATATACATTACCGTTATTACCTTTGATTGTAGATACTTGTGTAGTTGTAAGTGATTCGGTAGTTACCCCAACCTCTTGCTTGTATGCTAATGTATATGTACTATTTGCAGTACCATCATTTGCACCCATTGCGTAACCCATAATAGCAACGGCAGAAGGGACATAAGTTGTAGTGCCTGTTGTGTCAGTTGCACCATTTGCTACGCCAATTTTAAGCGTTGCAGATACATCATTAGTAGCTCCTGCTGTAACAACTACAGAAGATAACGATCCAGTTGTTCCAGACGTAATAATATAATTTACAGTAGTTGGATTAAATACAACGCTAACGTTTGTGTAAGCACCGCCAATACTGCGAATTTGATATTGCATTTCGGTAGCAATATTTACACCGCTTGTACAATTAGCTAATGTTAATACGATTGATTTTGGAGTTGCATCACCATCAACTGCAATTTTAAATGTTGAAGCTGTACCGCTATGAATATCAATAGCGGCATTAATAGCCCCAGTTTCATATCCTGCCGTTGTATTTGCATATGTAGAATATTGCCCAATAGATCGTTTATAGCTAAGCGCTTTTAATGAAGTAAATACATTCCCAGCCGCCCCACTAAGAGCGTCAGCATCATGAGTAGTATAAAAATATGCACTTGCAGGCGTTGCAGGTTCAAGGTATCCAGCAACTGCTAAAATATCCGCTTTTGGAATTACGTTTGCAAATGTTACTGTATACCAATCAGAATTTGCTAATCTACACGCTTCTACGGCTTGTAACGGAGTTTCCGATGCAGTTAAATCTTGCCGTCCAATATAAACATAAGTTGGTACTAAACTTTGCGATAAAAATATACTTGCTGCAATATATTCAGGACTAGATAGTGTAAATCCATCCGATATCATATCAGTTGTACTTGTATATTTTCGTACTCTTTCTAATGCCGGAATAACTGTTGATGTTCCTATAATTAGCCCCAAATTAAAAGCATTTCGTACAGCTGATAATGGAGATAAGTTAATCGTTACTTTGACGATTTCATTTAAACTTAAAGTAGACAAGGTATCACCTCTTTCTAAATTGTTGTAGTTTTAGTTATAATAACAGGCGTAGTAATTAAATTAGCCACATTATCAATTTTGATATATTCGTTAAATGTTGCTTGCATTGAAGTATGCTCCCACCATTGATCTGCAAATAGCTCAGGCGCACGTATAGGGGTTGATATTTCGGTAACAATATAAATGTTACTATTTGCTAATTGGTCATGTATGGATTGATTATATAAATTATTTCGTATTAGAAACGCATTATCGTATGAATTCGGACCATATAGCGACCAATGTACTGTTAAAACACGTGTATATGTCATAGATAACGTTGTTGTTAAACTATCAATCGGGGTAGATGTTGTATCCCTAGGAATATTCAAGGGATCATCAGCATCACCAATTCGGATAAATGTAACATCATCATTAATTTTCCATGCAGGAGCACCACCCGTAGGCCATGCAATACGGACTTTATTTGCATTTACTTGCAATGTAGGGTCAAGTCCAATTAATTTTTCAGTTACATTCCAAAATAAATCTTCTAAATCGGTTCGTTTTAGAAATATATTAGCCAATTAAGCCCCCTCCATCCGTGTTGCAAGTGCTTTCCAGTATCCATAATCAGTATAAGGCCATACTTTAATAATTTTATATCTCATTCCATGCCATTCTAATTGATCGCTTGTACCGTCTTTTCCATCTGAATCTGTACTTGTAGTTAATGCTAAACGTGTTGTATAAAGTGGATATTCAGAACCAGAATAAAACGTCATCATTCCGCTTACTCTGTCAGCTTCTGGAAGTATGATTAGTTCTTTTGGAGTTGCTGCGGTAACTACCCCAGTATAATTTAGTGTATCTTCTGCTGTTACAGTTCTACCACCTGACCATGTACAAGTTTCACGATAGACCGTATATCCTTGTGCAAAATCTTCATCATATATTAATTCTTCTACATTTATCATTTGTCGGCCACCACACTTGTTATGGAATTCATTAATGACCCTGTGTCAATCAAAGGTTTATCTGATCCTTTAGCTGCAATTGTAGATGGCGCATTAGCCGCCCATCCGTTTTCCGGACTAACAAAATTTTCTTTAACTTTTGTTGCTATTCGCAATCCTATTTCTTCAAGTTTTGATTTTCCACTCTCTGGGTCGCCACTTAATATTAATTGTCCAGCTTCTTTCATATAAGTACCGATTAAATCTTTATTTTTTTTGATTACAGGCTCAATAATAGGTCTTGGTGGTATTTGCCATAATTCAGATCCATGTTCTTTGACATACATTTGATGTGCTTGCGAATATGCCATGCCGCTATTTAAATTAGGTTGCATTTCTTGACGCATACTAGATGATCTAGCACCGTTTGTATGTATAAAAGCCAATTCAGCATTAGTTATTGGATCGCCTTGCCGTGAAGATTTTTCTTGTGGAATACCAACATATACGTCTGTTTTCATTAATTTAGCCATATCTGATTTTATTTTATCTAATCCTTGACCAGACGAAGTTACACTAATAGACATACATATTCCCTTTTCCTACTAATTTACCAATAGTAGCTAATTGCTGACCATATACAGTTAATTTCCACGCTGCCCAACCGTTTAAATCTTGACCGATTAAATTATAATCATACCCTCCAGACACATCGCCAACCGACTTACTAGTTGTAAGACCTCTAGCCTGTCCTGCGGCAATAACTTTAGATGCTGGGCTTGTTGCGCTAGTTATGCTTTGTAAATATAATGTTAAAAAATGCGCTATAAACCATCCCATACCAGCAACCCAGTAACTACGCCATCTAGCTTGTCGAATACAATTATTAGCTAATCCAATATACATATTTACCATAAACACAGGAACAATTGGCGTATAGATAGATATGCTAGTTCCAGAAGTAGCAACATTATTCGATATAACAAAATGTGTACTATCTGCAATACTAACTACATAAGAAACGTCTGGTATTCCTACACCAGTTACTATCTGTCCAATATCGATTGTTGCTGTTGAAGTTAATGTTATCGTTGAACTACCTACGGTTGTTGTACATGCAAGCGTTGTAGTGCCTGATTTATCAGGGTTTAAAAATTGTGGATACATTTGTGTAAAATCAGATATTCCATAAGCAAGATTAGTACCAGTTCTAAGATTTGATGCAATATTTACTAATTCAGAATATTGAGGTTGTCCTTGTTCTGATAATCCGTTGTCAAATACTTCTGTAAAATCAAAGCCTGACATTATTTACACCTACTTACCGTTATTACGAGGTTTTTTACTATCTTCTAATTCAATCTTACGTTCGTCTTTTTTAGAACTCATAAGTTCAATATCGCCATCTTTAACGCCCCATGCAAAAATAGGGTCCTTCTTAACCCATACTGGAACATCTGTGAATTCAAACGATCTTGTTTTTACATGTTGATTGTTTTCTCTATCTTTAAAGTTAAATGCTTTTTTTGTAAAAATTCTCAATTGTATTTCCTCCAATAAATAAAGCCGCCCATATTGGACGGCTAATTATGTTTATTCTATTGCGCTAAATAGATAGCGTTATAAGCTACATCAAATTCCATCAACGTAGGCACAAGGCTGTAAGTATAAATGTTTTACCTGTCCGAACTGTGCCACGTAATCTGTTAAATAGGCAACTTGGCTTGCGTCTGGTTGAGTAATTGCTCGCATCAATGGTACGGTTTCATCAACTTGTAAACGATCTTCATCATTTGCATAAGCAACCATTCTATCAGTACCACCAACACCAGCACCGGGGCCACCATTATTAGAGCCGATAGTCCACCGAGAAGGTCCGATAAATAAATCAATACCTTGATTTTTGCCGATGTTATTTTCAAGTAAGAATTGCAAAATAGAAATATTACCCGCTGCACTTACTTTACGAGCTACTAAATATTTGTATTTTTCAGGTGGTACTAAGATATGATTAGCCATACCAGATAAATCATATTCAGAAGCTGCCCAAGTAGCGTTCATAACTTCATTAATATCATCTAAAATTTCATCAGGTGTTTTATTTGCCCATAATGTGCTACCAGAAGCACCAGCAGCAGCAGAACCATGAGTAACATTTGGATTGTTTACAATGCCATATGTACCAAGGTTAGGGAACCCAACGTATACGTTACGGTCCATAGTTTTGTTATGGTTTAAACGAATACCTTTATCCAATAAATCATCAAGTGAGCGTCCGATATTTTGTAATTTTTGTTGATCAACAAAAGGTACTTTTAAAATATGTGCCCAACTAAATACTTTGTAAATGTCTTTTCCAATATCAGCTTGCATCATTGGAATACTATTAGTTTCGCCACCAATAATACCACCGTCAGCACCTGCGGAAGTTGCATATGATACGTTATATGCAGATACGTTTTCAACGAAACCGCCACCAGTTTTAATTACAATATCGCGTGGATACGTAACACTAGTTAATGGTTCACGTAGTTTTGGATCACGTTTTTCAAGCTCACCAACTAAAAACGCAAGACCACCGCTAGTAGCAGCATCTTGCGCTCTTAATGAAGCTGGGATTTTTAAAGTACTCATAGGAGCACCATTATTAAAGTTAAACAAATTTTATTCCTCCTTTATTACGCATGTCTCGTAAGAATTGTAATTTCTGCGATGTTATTAGCATCAATATTTCCAGTTGCAAATACTACATTATTAAGTAAAATTGTAGTACCACCATCGGATGCAGCAGCAGCTTCAAAACCGCCAACTGGTGTAGCAAGAGAACCTGCAACTGTACGCAAGTAAACTGCGCCACCAGCAGCAGTAGGCGTGCCATTTTGAACTTGTACACAAATTCCACCACGTGTAAGAATATCTGCTTGTGTACCGGGTTTATAATAGCCAGCAGGAGTATAGTAATCTTGTGCTTGTTTAACTTCACGAATTGCAACCCCTGCGAATTGTGCTGCCGTATTACTTGCACCAAATTTACTAACCGTGTTGTCAGAGTTTAATACTACAGGATCGCCAAACGCTACATTTACTAAATCAGTAGCAAGTACCCCACGATTTAAAATAATGCAGTCCGCGTTACGAGCGAAACTGCCGGGATAACCAATATTCATTGTGATTCCAATTGAGCTACCAGGCATAATTATTTACCTCCTTTGTTGTTGTAATGTGGATTGTATTTTAATTTCCATTCTTCTCCAAGTTTGCTAGGATCATCTTTAGAATCCTTCGCTTTTGGTTTCATTGGTTGAAGCATAGCTTTGTAAGCACCCATTGGATTCCCGCCAGTTGATTTAAGTTGTTCGCGGAATGTTTTAGCGAGTCTATCTTCTGCTTGCTTACGTTCTGCTGGATTTTTAATTGCCGCAATGGTTGGGCGAATTGCTGAGATTGCCATTTTAATTGCTGCGCGACTATCTGCCCCCGAAATAGGATTTTTAGGAAGTTCTTCACCTGTTAGCGTTGGTGCTTCATCTTGCAACTGTTCAGGATCAATAGTAACTGCCGATTCATCGTCATAGTCAGGTTCAATACCTTCTGATAATGTTTCTTGTTGTTGTTCTTGTGGTGTTTCAAGTTCAGCTACTAATTCATCTAATGCACTTTTAGGTTTTGGTAAATCAGCATGTACAGCTTTATCGCTTTGTTCAAGAGCTGTAAGCCGTTCAACAATATTATTTAATAGTTCGATTACTTTACCTTCTTGTGATGGTTGTGGTAACGGTTCTGCATCTTTACTTGTAACGGTCGTTTGCTGTGGTTTTACCATTCCTGTTGGTTCAGCATCTTCCGATTTTTCATTCTTATGCATCATTTCAGATGCAGCCGCTATTTCTTCTGGTTCAGCATCCACGGCAAAAGCCTTGAACATTTTACCTAAAATAGTGTCTTTACTTAATTTTGACATTTTTTTACCTCCAATATTTTTTGGTTTTTCATCTTTAACAGCTACTCTACTACCAGCTCTACCCTCGCGAACAATTGCAACATGGTTACCACGAATATTATTTTGTGTAAATTTGGCATCTTGTCCTTCGATTGGTATGCAATCATAATCGTAGCCGCCTGATACTTCTCGTTTACCTGCATCTATCTCAGATATTAAATTCGGATCATATACAATTAAATCTGCTAAAAGCAAATCCGATTCATTATCCTTGCCTTGCCTTACATTAGTAGTTACGCCTTTCATGTATGCATTTATATTGCTAGGAGATAACCATACAGGTGGATGTTCATCTGTCACTGGCTTTCCTTCCCAACTAGCAATTGATGCAGAACTAAAGACTTCCTCAGGGCTTCGGTATAATTGAGCAGGTATATTGCCTGACGCACCAGCAATTTCTTCTGATAAGTATTCTTGCCAACCAGTCCTACCAATTGGCGCGTTATGACATATCAAATATCCTTCCGGTGTCTTTGTCATATTTGGACTAAATCTACTGCCGTAATATGCTCTTGACAGTTTGATCACCTTCTTTAAGACATAAAAATAAACTGGTCTATTTAACCAGTTTTAAAATAAGATTATTTATACTTCTTCGAATTCGATTGTGTAGCCAAACGTTCCACCGGAAGGAACAGCACCGCCATTTAAATTAATTGCCAAGCCTTCTGCAATTCCGTTTAAAATAATAGCCTTATCATTTCTATTAGCAAAGTCAAAAACAACTGTTCCTGCTGCACCAGCTACACCAAAGTTAAGTAATTGAGCAGATAATGCAACACCTGCACCAAGACTAGTTGGATTAGCTGTATATATTTTTGCAACTGCTGTCGCTGCGGTATCAGTACTATCAAATTGACCAATTGTAGATGTTGTTGAGGTGCCAGCCGTATTAGCTGCTGTACGTTTTGTTAATAAAACTTGCATTGTTCCTGCCGTTGTTGCAACCCCAGATACTGTTACACGTTTTACTTTTACTGTTTTTGTTGCTGATCCATAAAGAGTTGCTACATCGGTAGGTGTTGCCGCTGGTGTATTCCCTACGCTTGCAATACCATAGGTTGCCTTTGTTGGTTCCTGAGATTGTGTTGGTAATGGATTTGTTTTACTAACCGCTTGTGTACCAACTACAACTTGAATGTTATCACTAATCATTAATTTTATTCCTCCTTTAAATTACTACGCTTCTCGTAGTTCCAATTGTAAAATATAAATGTGTCCCATCAAATTCAAATGTTCCAGATAGTGCTCCGGCTGACACTGCGCCAGATGGTAACAAAGTGGATGATCTAATCCTGATTGGGGCCATAGTTAATGGTGAAGCACCAAGTCCACCGTTTAAAGTACTAGCACCACCAACACCAGTAGATAAGTATTCAATCGCTACGAATGCAAATCCACCTGTACCAGCAACTGCTGGTGATGCTGTAGTTATGATTGGAACGCTAGATAACACCGACACTCCACTCGCTGTTGTTGTAAATGCCGCTACTGACGTAGTAGTTAATGCTACTAATGAACCTACATAAACGGCAGTGTTCGCAACAACAACTTGACCTATTACAGCGTCAGATGTATGTGTAAATGTAATCGCTCCACCTATCGCCAAAGCTACGTTGTTTGGATTGTCTAATTTAAATGACACACGGTTAGCAATAACACTTCCAGCCGCTCCAGTAGTTGCATAAAAGCAACGTGCTGTTGAATTTGATGCTGTTACACTTGAATTACCATCAACAATTTGTAATTTACTAGATGCGTTTGTATTGGTCCATACTATTGCATCACCTGCACCAGACGTTGATTGACTATTAACAAAACAATTAAATAATTGCAAGTTTAACGCTATTGTACCGCTAATAGCTAATGTTGTTCCAGATGCAGCAGAAGAAGCATTTTGAAATACAATGTTGTCACAAATAACTGTACCTGTAAAACTAGCTACGTGATTACCTGTAATATAAACTCCATACTGTACGCTACACGTTAAATTTACACCAGCTTTAAATGTAATACTTTCCGCATATGTACCGGGAAATATAAAAATAGTTGTTCCTGAACTTGCAACCGTAATAGCTTTACTAATCGTTAAATAAGGTAAATTTGCACTACCATCACCTGTGGTATCATTGCCATTTTTACCAACATAAATATAATTTGTTGGCTTAACCGCGCCACTTAACCCTGTAAATAAATCCGCTATATTCACTATTTCACCTGCTTCGTTTAGCATCCTTCCTGTCATTGGTGGTATATTATTAATACTTGGGTTTCCTATCGTCATAGTTTTCTCCTTTCATTAGTTTCAGGGGGATTAGCCCTGTATAGACAAGGATCACCTCCTTAAACCAATTATTGAATCAACGCCCGAAATAGGTCGAACATCTTGTGATTTCCTTGCATTAGATAAAGATGCGGCAATCGCTTGTTTTTGTGGATGCCCTGAATTAATCATTTCAGAAATGTTTTTAGAAATGGCTTTTTGTGAACTTCCAGATTCCAAAGGCATTATAATCACCTCTTAAAATATTTATTAAAATACTTTGTTGCTCTCCCAAAATTATGGTTACATAATGGGCAATGATGTTCTCCTGTAAAAAATATTGCAAACAATCTAAATAAACCATACGGGATTAAAAAATATCCCTGCGTGATTGCAGAGATAATAAATAATGCTATATAACTAAGCTGGATAGATGACTTATAGATTGGGGTTATGTCTGTTTCACATTGTGGACATTTCATACCATAACACCTCGCATATCATTTCTTTGATTATCTAACATTTCTTTAATTTCTTTTAATTTTTCATCATTAATTTCAATATTTATCGAAAGTGGCTTTATCTTTTGCAAACTAAATGCTATCGATATACTTTTAAATCCGCATTCAGGACATTCTATAATCGTGTTAGTCAATGTATCTCTATTTGCATATTTGCCTGTATCTGCATTGCAATGAGGGCAATATAATTTATTATTCATTTCGCATTATCTCCTTTTGGGCAAAATAAAAAGAACACCTAAAAATAAGTGTTCTTTGGTAATCGTATTAAGTTAAAGTTTTTAATATTTAAATTAATTGTTTCTTAGCATAATCTAATTTGCAATATTTATCTTCTTGTAAATTAGATATTATATCTTTATAAATATTCTTCATTGTATTTTCGGTAAATTCACTTCTCCATGCATTAGATAACGCTATAGATACTGCTTTTACTATTTGCTTTGGTATTAAATCTTTATTTATTATTAATTTATCATTTAAGTATATATTGAATGAAGTTGTTCCCGTAAATCCTATCCTATAATTATCTTTTTTATAATAAAAATAATCTGTTAAAAATTCCACATTATCACCTCATAGTTTTGCATTACATATAGGACAAACACAATCGTCACTGCTTCTAAACATGCCACATAACAGTTTATAGCCTAAATAGATAACAAGGAATATGCCACCACTTAGCAATGTTAGTGCTATTACTAGTAGCCAGTTTACACCTTTGCGATTTGATATAGGTCTAACTTGTCTATTGCAATATTTACAGTATTTCATAACATTACCAAATTCCCATTTTTAATTTCATAATAATGTTCATCATATTTATAATCTAAAAATTTACATTTTACAGTTCCAATATTTTTAATTGCGGTATATAATTCTATATCTTTAAGCGTTTCAAGTTTTTCCATTGCTTCTTGTTCAGTTATATCTCTAATTATAATATATGAATCAATTTGATTTGGATTTATTATTTCATCTTTATCATTAACTTTAGAATATAAAAACCACGCCGCACGATATGGTGGTAAATTACCTTCTAATTCAACTGTTACTGTTTTTATGAATTTTTCTTCTCCGTCTGTATTTGCTTGTGATAAACCTTGTCTTTGAGAATTAATTGACTGTTTAGCTTTCTTTATTTTTTCATTATCAACTTTATAAAATCCATTATTAAACATCATAACACCGCCTTATCAGCAGATGTACAAAGTAAAGATTTTTCAAGGTCAGCTATAATTTTTTCTGTTAATTTAGGATCGCTTATTGTTGGTACCTTATCTCTTTGTTCACATAACCCAAGTTCAGCAAACATATCGTACATTTCAGGACTAACTATTGCTGGATTATCTGCACTAAAACATCCTTTTAAAATAAATTCACATTGTTTCTTTAACTTTAATTTTTCTTCATCAGTCATATTGCCAAGAACGCTTGTCGACATTCATAACACCGCCTTAGTATTATTTGCCTTATATAATGTGGCAGGAGACAGGCTATCTCCGTTCGGTCTGCATAACCTAGCCACACATGTATTATACTATATATTTCCTATTTTTATCAATTAAATATACTGGATCACATAAATTAATTATTTTATCATTATCACAACAACTAATCTGTGTATGGCTAACGTTTAACCGTTCGTAATATATGCTTGTTTTTGTATTTACGCAAATTGACATATTATCATAAATAACCGAGAGAGATATTGTTGCCTTTTCGTTAAAATACGTTCCTAAATATTCATGAGTATCGCAATCATGTATTGGTATCCCTATTTTAGATTTTATTGTTAAAATATCATCTTCTTTAGCACCATGTTTATATCCATAATCAATAATAACTCTGAATTCATCTAGTATTCTAACGACTTTCATAACTACATAATCTCCTTGAATTTAGCTTTAGTCATCATCTGAATTTTACCTGCATGATAAACTTTATGTGGAAAAGATATTTCGTTAATATCAAATACTACACTTGCAAAGCATCTACAATTAAATATTTCGCCTGCATTGTAGTGACCATATGACGCTATGCCGATTAATGCTTCTGGACTAGGAGGATCATTATAATTAACTAAGACACCATCCATATAAGCATGAGATTTACGGACTCTACCATCGCCATATTTACCATTTCCTCTATTTTCATGCCCTATGGCTCTCCATATATACCAGTTAAAGCCTAATCGTTCTGCTCTAGATTGCACTAGTTCAGATGATGCCTTTGCAGATTCAGTTCTAGCAATCAATTGAGCTTTACCCTTAGTCATGTGTGGGAATAGCTCTTTTAATTCACTAGCAATCTGTTCTGGTCGTCTACCTGTAATTTGTGCTTCTGATATATGTTCAACCATTTGTTCAGCCATATCAATTGGTGCTGATTTAATATAATGTACGTTTCTTTCAAGTAAACTTTGAAACATCATATCGTTATCTGTTTCATTGCGAAGTAATTCAAATACTTCTTTACCATGTGTTGATTTTCTAGCGGCTGAACGCCATGACTTAGCCGTATCTATGCGAGTCATCGTTATCATTCGATAAGCTGCTGTTGTAGCATAATCTTTAAACCATTTTGATTTAATCATTTTATTTGCCATATTCATAATTGCATCAC